CCGCTGACTTGGGTTGCCTCCCTAAACCCAGAATGTATGTACGCCCCAAAGGAACAGGGCGTTTTGTCTGCGTATGCGGGGGCGGTATCCAAGCATATTTGCGAATTTAACTTCGACAACATGCCTAAAGATGAGTACGTCGTCTACCCAATCTTGTCTAAATCCCACATAGCCTACATCGAGGCTACAGACATCGATATAGCAGCCACAATGGCTTGTGCCGTGGAGTATGTGCATGCCCTAGCCACGTTCTGCGCCTTACTTGAAGTCCACGATGTAGAAACACCCGTAGTTCCCGCGCCCTCCAAGCTGCAAGCCTCGCGAACCAAGAATGGCAAAGTGCCACTGTACGACTACCATGTGCTTCGCATTGGTGGGGAGACATGGGATACTCCTTACGTCTCAAGCGACACCGGAGAAGGGCGTCGTAGCCATCTGCGTAGGGGGCACATACGTAGGTTAGAGAGTAAGGCCGTGTGGGTACGCGCTACGTACGTCCACGGCAGCAAGGACGGTTTCCTTCACAAGGACTACGAAGTCATCCCCCCGCAAAAAGGCTACGCCCATGCCGTACAAGAACAAGGCCGACCGTAACTACCGTACCGAGTACGACAACTACCAAGGTACGGAGGAGCAGAAGAAGCGCCGCGCCGAGCGCAATGCCGCACGCGCCAAGCTCATGAAGGCCGGTAAGGTTAGCAAGGGCGACGGCAAGGACGTGGACCATACCAAGCCGCTATCTAAAGGGGGCTCTAACAAAACCAGTAACTTACGTGTTAAAACCAAAGGCGCTAACCGATCCTTCAAGAGGAACTCGGATCATTCCGTAAAGTAGGGGCAACTACTTAATGCAAACCGTAGACGACAAGCTGCTGCTGGTAGCAACCAAGCAGCCACACCTGATCATGGAAAAAATCAGGAAGAGCAAACTTATCCAGCAGACGGGGGATACGTACGAGGTGGCGGTGCACTGGGGTCTGGAAGAGACTCAGGCGCTGGCCCAGCTGGGGTTCACTGACACCCCCTCCACCATCGAGCGCGACTACAAGTGGACCGGAAGGCTCAAGCCCTTCGACCACCAGCGCGCTACGTCGTCCTTCCTTACCCTCCACCCGAGGTCATTCTGCTTCAACGAGCAGGGTCTCGGTAAGACCGCCTCCGCTATCTGGGCAGCGGACTACCTTATGAAGCTAGGCAAGGTTAAGCGCGTCCTCGTGCTGTGCCCCCTGTCCATCATGAAGTCCGCATGGCAGGAGGACCTGTTCAAGTTTGCCATGCACCGCAGCTGCAGCGTGGCCTACGGGGACGCAAAGACGCGCGAGAGGATCATCGCGGGGGGTGCTGATTTCGTCGTCATAAACTTCGATGGTCTGGCGGTGGTGAAGGATGCGGTCCTCAAGGGAGGGTTCGACCTTATCGTCGTAGACGAGGCGAGCTTCTACAAGAACCCGCAGACCAACCGCTGGAAGGTGCTGCGCGATGTAGCCAAGGACATCCAGTGGCTATGGATGATGACGGGCACACCCGCTGCGCAATCCCCATTGGACGCTTACGGGCTGGCTAAGATGGTTCACCAGAAGGGCGTCCCCTACTACGGGGAGTTCCGGGCCAGCGTCATGTACAAGGCAACGCAGTTCAAGTGGGTGCCTAAGCCTGACGCCGACGCCTATGTGCACCGGCTGCTGCAGCCAGCGATACGGTTCGAGCGAGAGCAGTGCCTAGACCTCCCGGAAGTGACGTCCGTGTTTCGGGACGCCCCCCTCTCTCCGCAGCAGGCCAAGTACTACAAAATGCTCAAGGCCCGGTTGGTGTTCGAAGCTGACGGGGAGCAGGTCACCGCAGTGCACGCCGCCGCCAAGATGAACAAGCTACTGCAGATAAGCTGCGGGGCTATCTACACTGACACAGGCGAGGTGCTCGAGTTCGATGTGGGCAACCGGATCGACGTGGTAAAGGAGGTCATCGAGGAGGCTTCACATAAGGTGCTGGTGTTCGTGCCGTTCACTCACACCATAGAGCTGCTACGCAAGGCACTGGAGGCGGACGGGATCAGCTGCGGCGTCATAAACGGTGACGTATCGCTCAACAAGCGCAGCGCCCTAGTGCAGCAGTTCCAGAACGGGCAGGAGCCCCGCGTGCTCATCATCCAGCCGCAGGCTGCGGCGCATGGGCTTACCCTGACAGCGGCGAACACGATTATCTGGTACGCACCCGTAACCAGCGTCGAGACTTACCTGCAGGCTAACGCCCGCATCAACCGACCGGGGCAGGCCAACCGCATGCTGATCGTCCACATACAGGGCAGCGACGTAGAGCGCCGCCTGTACCATATGCTCGAGGGCAACATCGAGACTCACCAGAAAATTATTGATCTGTACCGGCAGGAGCTGGATTTAGATACTTGACAGTGTCTAGTTTGGGGGTATCATGCCCCCCGTCAAGAAGGAGCAACTCATGACAAACCCACCCGACGATACCCCCCTCGAGGTGCTAGTACGTGACTACATCGCAGCCCGTACCGCAATCGAGGAGAAGAAGGAACAGCAGAAGGTCGAGCTAGAAGTACTAGACCGGTCGTTTGAAGTTCTAAGTGCTGCTCTGCTTGAGCGCTGTAACGCCCTTAACGCCGACAGCATAAAGACCGCCGCAGGGACTGTCTCCCGCCGGGTATCCTCCCGGTACTGGAGCAGCGACTGGAACTCGATGTACGAGTTCATAAAGGAGCATGCCGCGCCATTCCTGCTCGAGCAGCGTATCCACAACGGCAACATGAAGCAGTTCTTGGAGGAAAACCCAGACGTTCTACCCATCGGCCTCCAAGCTGACCGAAAATACGTAATCCAAGTCCGTAAACCCAACTCCAAATAGGGGACATACCCAATGACTAACGACGTAAGCATCTTCCAGAAGGGCGGCGCTGTAGGCCCCGCCAACCGCCGCGAGCCTAGCGAGCTTGCTAAGTCTCTGTCGCGTAGCGGTGGGGGTTCCCGCCGCATCCAGACCAACACCAACGGCACGTTCCGCCGCATCGTGAACGGCGAGCAGGTCGGCGACGCACTGCGGGGTTCCATCAACGCGATTATCGTCTACGCCCTCCCCAAGGTGTCGCGCATTTACTACGCGCAGGACTACGACCCCGACGCCAAGGCTGCCATGCCTGACTGCTGGTCCAACTTGGGGGACACCCCTGAGGCCGGGGCATCCAACCCGCAGGGTACGTCCTGCGCTTCGTGCTCCAAGAACGTCGATGGCTCGGGCTCTAAGGGCAAGGGCCGCGCCTGCCGTTTCCAGCGCCGCGTAGCTCTCTTGCTTGAGGGGGATACGTCCGGGGCCGTGTACCAGTTCAACATCCCGGCCAAATCCCTGTTCGGTAAGGGTATCGGTAACACTCACCCGTTCGAGAGTTACCACCGGTTCCTCGCTGCTAACAACGAGAGCCTCGACAACCTCGTGACGCAGATCAGTTACAACCTGAATGCGGACTCGATGGAGCTACAGTTCGCCCCCGTGCGTACTTTGGATGATGAGGAGTACGCCCTCGTCGTCGAGGCGCAGGCAAGGCCCGATACCAAGCAGGCGGCTGTCTTGACGGTTGCTGCTCGGGACGGCGCTGCGCCGGTTAGGGCGGAGGAGACGGGTGCCCCCACGGTACGCCCCGCCAAGACGGTGCGGGCTGAGCAGTCGGCCTCCCCGGCGGCACGTTCCGCTAGCTTAGCTTCGGCTGTTGAATCGTTTGGTAGGGACTAAACCATGGCGCACGGGTACAGCGTAAAGATAGTGGAGCTTAACACCGAGGCAGACTCTAGCCTGTTGGGTGTGCGGCTTGGAAAGCTATGTATCGGCACCGCTGTACCCGTTGCTACCATATCCCAGCAGCTCGGGGTCAGTAGGCAGACGGTTTACAATTGGTTCTGCGGGGTATCCAATCCGAGTCCTAGACACTCCCACGCGATCCAAGCGCTCCTAGTAGCGCAGGGCTAACCCTCCGGGGTATCAAATTTAGTTTTTGGGGTAGGTGATGCCAGAATTTGACCTTCTGAGTAGCGTACAGCCGTCTGACGGGTGGTTCGCGGTACTCAGCATCAAGGAGGGTAAGGTCCGCCAGCAAATGGTGGCTACCCGCGCGGAGGTTGACGAGCTAACGATTGCCCACGTAGCCAACGGACGCGACGTGTATTTCGGGGTAGCCAAGTTCAAAACAGACGCCAGCCGCCAGAAGGACAACGTACTGGCGCTTCGCTCGCTGTGGCTGGACATCGACTGCGGGGAAGCCAAGGCTGAGATAAACGACAAGACCGGACTCCCTGCGGGGTATCTGGATCGGGGCGTAGCGGGCGAGGCCCTCAAGGGGTTTGTAAAAGCTACAGGACTACCCAACCCGGTAGTTGTCAGCTCGGGGCGAGGGCTCCACGTGTACTGGCCGCTTACCGAGGATGTTTCCCGGGAGCAGTGGGAGCCCGCCGCCGCAGCCCTGCAGGCTAAGTGCCGGGAGTGGAGGCTCTTGGTGGACCCTGCGGTGTTCGAGGTGGCACGGGTACTGCGCATCCCGGGCACGCGGAACTTCAAGGATACGCCCCCCACAGATGTGCAGGTCTTGCGGTTCAACGCCCCGACTCCGTTCGGCGAGCTGTGCGCCCTGCTAGGTGTGGACGAGCCCAAGCCCCTAGTCGCCCCCGTGGCAGCGGCAGGCAAGCCCGCGCGCCTGACCGCGCTCGCTCAGTCCCTAGAGGGGCCCGGTATGGTGTGCAGTTTCGCCCGCATCATAGAGCGCAGCGAGCTGGGGGCGGGGTGCAATCAGATGCTGCAAGCAGTTAAGGGGCGGGCCACTATCGGGTACGACCTGTGGACCGCCGCGCTGTCCATAGCCAACAAGTGCCAGTTAGACCGGGATGAGGCTATCCGGATGGTCTCTGACGGGCACCCGGACTACAACTTCGAGGAAGCCTCCGCCAAGGCTGCTACGTTCGGCTCCCCGAGAACCTGCGCTAGTCTCGAGTCCATTGACGCCGCCACATGCAGGGGGTGCCAGCATAAGGGCAAAATCCGCACCCCTATCGTTCTTGGGACGGTCGTAGCCGCCGCCCCCGAAGACTATACCCTAATCGTTCCGGGCTCCCATGGGATAGACGATGCGGTAGTGAAGCCTATCTACCCGGACCCGTATTTCTGGGCGGAAGCGGGTGGTGTCTGGGCGCATCCTCCGGATGAGGAGGGGGAACCCAAATTCGTCTATGCCCACCACCTGTACGTTACTAAGCGGCTGGAGGACCCGGACGAGGGGGACGTCTTCG